TTTGTTATATAATTCGTTAATCTTTTCATTCATCTTTCATCATCTCCTTTATTAAATCTATTAAACTTCTGTATGCACCTACCTTACTTATCATTTCAACTTTTCCTATTTGTTTATCTTTCATATCTTGTTTTATAAGTAATTCGGTAAGTTTTTCTATTGCATAATTACCATTCATTATTCTTCACTCCTAATTGATATAATTTTTTTCTTAAATCTCTTATAGCATAATTTTTTTCAGCCGATAAAGCTTGTTTAGTTACACCATAATCTTTAGACATTTCTTGAAAAGACCTTTTGTTACTTTTGATTCCAAAATAATCACATATAATTTTTTTATATTTAGGTTTAAGCATATTTATTGCTTTATATAATGTTTCGTATTCACTTTTTTTAATTATATCTTCTTCTATATGAACATTTTCATCAGGTATTATTTCATGAAATTCAGTATAATACATTTGATCTTGCACAGGTTCATCTAAAGACTGAAGTATCATATAATTTATTTTTCTTTTAAGCGATGTTTTATTTTTAAATAATACCATTATAGAGTTTTTGATACTATTGTAAAAAAATGCACTGCTTGATATTTTAGTTTTATCATATCCATTAATTGCTTTAATCAATCCTAGATTTCCCCAAAAAAGATATTCTTCAAATTCATCATCATTTCTATATTTGCATCCTAAATCTTTGATTACTTTGTAAACTAGAAACTTGTATTTTTCGTACAATTCATCCTTGCTCATTTCTAAATTCTTCCAAAAAGTTATTAAAATCTTCAAACTCTTTTACTGTTTCTTCATCTATTGGATCGTTAATTATTTTTTTATCTAGCCATTCAGGTTTAATTTTTAATCTTTTCATTTTTTCTTTAATATCTAATTCGCTTTTAATAACATTTTCTTTTGAAACTATATCTTTCAAAACTTCCAACATCCTGTTTAATGTAGGGAAAAATTTATCTTGTGTGATTATGACACCAACTGCTTTTTGCATTTCATCTTCATAGAAACATCTTAAATTATATTCCCATAGTTCATATAATTCTTTATCAGCTTCTCTATTATAGTTCATACATAGTTGTTTAAATATCTTCTTATTCATTCCAGAAATCATCATCCCATCCTTTATTGCTTCTAGCAGTGGTTTTAGTAGCAGGTTTATTTCTTTCCCATGTTCTTACTGCTGCTTTCCAATCTTTCATTTTATTTTTACCTATCATCCAATTCTTACTTTCATAAAAATCATAAAAGTAATTAGCATCTAAACCATTTTCTCTTGAATCACAATACTCTTGTATTTCTTCAACAGTTGGTTTTTCAAAAACATTTCTTTTAATATTATTTTCTTTATATTTTTTAATATTTGATTCTTTAGTATATTTATTTACATCCTGATTTTCTATATCTTGATTTTCTATATCTTGATTTTTAGGATGTAGGTCATTAGTTTCATATATATTATATTCCCAATCACTAATCTTACCATTACAATATATTCTTTTCCTAACCAAATAATTATTATCTTCAAGTTCTTTTAGAACACCATTAACAGTATCTTTTGTTTCTTTGCATATACTTGTCAAACCTAGAACTGAATAATCCCAATTTTCTGGCAAAGATAACATTAAACTTAATAAGCCTTTTGCTTTTAAAGATAAATTAATATCTTTTAGATGATAGTTGCTCATTGTAGTATAATTTTTATTTTTATTAATTCTAAATGTTGCCATTTTCACTCTCCAAAGAAACTACTTTGTTTTTCTTCTAATTCACTAATTCTGTCTTTAAGTGTTTGGATCTTCTTTTCGTTTTTAGTATTAATTATTTTTAATACTCTATTATCACTTTTAAGACTTTGGATTTTATCAATATAAGGTTTTTCTTTTGACTTAGATTCTTCAAGTTCCTTTTTTAAATATCTAATCTCATCCTTTAAATTAACAAAATCCATTGTGTTGTTAAAAAAATTCAATATTTTTGCTTTCATTTTCTTTCCTCCTTCTAAAAAATATCTTCGTTTTTGTTTTTAAAATATTCAATAAGTGCCATTTCAACTATCTGTGTTTTTGAAGTTTTATTCTTCTCTGCATATTTAATAATTAAATCTACAACTTTTTGATTTAGTTTAAATGCTTGAATAACTTTGTTTTTCATTCCCTATCCTCCTTAATGTACTTCAAGTATAACTCTCGTATATACACTTGTCAAGATATTTTTTTAAAAAAATAAAAAAGGGCAATTACTTGCCCTTATATAACCATCCAAGTTTATGTGCTGTGTTTTTTCCTACTTCTTTGTCATCTTTAAGTTTGTTGTCTTTTTGAAAGTTGCCTACTGCATAAGCGGTATTACTTCCAAATTTTTTATCTTCGGCTAGTTTCTTTTTATTTTTATCTTTATAACCTCTTTTATTTAATTCTTTTTGAAGTTCTAAAACATCATCACCTTTACAACCTTTTTTTAGCACTCTAGTTAAATTATATTGATCCTTGAATGGTAGTAAGATAACACCTGCTATGTACTTCTTACCTCTACCTTTAGAAGCTACACAATTCTTTTTAGTGCCTTTTGTAGTATTTCCTTCTATGCTTTGAAGCCCACCTGTTTTTTGTTTTTCTACAATACCTACATGGCTATAATGATTTTTCTTTGATGGATACCAGTTATATACTACTAAATCTCCTGCTTTTGCTTTCTTATAATCAGTAGTCCAATACTTCATATCTTTTGCCCATTGCACTATTGTAGGAACATAAGCAAAGTTTTTGCATCCATCTAGCCAATCGCATTTTAAATCATGTTTAAATATGTACTTTACAAACATACCACACCAAGCATGAGTTTTGTTATCTAAACAATACCATCTTGTAAATATGTTTGGATTCCCTTGATAACCTAGATACGACTTTGCTTTATTAATTACATCATTCCTGTTCATCTTCCAAATCTCCTGCATCTTCAAATTCTTCTGGAATAGATTTTTGCAATGCTTTAATTATTAAATTCATTACAGCACTAATTCCACCTGCTAATGCACCAATTAGAACAGATTTTAATAAGTTTAAATCACTTAAATCACTTTCTTTAAGTAAAACTATCATAGTTGCTAAAAATCCTTGTATAAATGTCTTAAATGCTCTTATAAGAATATCTTTTAATTTATCATTCCATATTTTTACCATTCTTTTCACTCTCCTTTAAATCTATAATTGTAAAAATAATTGCTAATATTTTATTTATCATAATGTGCCTATAAATTATTAGGGTTTATTCCATCAGGTATGTCGTATGCTTCCATTATTAGGCTCATTAAATAACCCTCTGTTCCACTTGAATTACCATCTATTTTGGTTTTTAGATTTGCCCAACCATAATTTATATCACTAATTGGCTTATATTCATAAGAAAGTTTATAATTTCCTCTATCATTTGTACCACTACCCCAAGTTTTTGCAAATGTAAATGCTACATTTTTATAATTATTGTTTTCATCAAAAAAACCTAATGTTAGTCCTGTTCCACTTGATACATTATCATTTGCCCAAGCAACAAATCTTACCCATCTAGTGTACCCTGTTTTATAATTGCCAAACCCTTCGGCAATATAATACATATTTACTAAATCTTGCCATTGATTTTTTAAAAAATGATGTGAACCCCAAAATATTTGTCTTGTTCCTATTGGTTTCATATAACTATCACTGCTTATATTTCTCCAAACTTCCCAACTACCACTTACTCTTTTCCTAGCATATTTTGTTAGAGGGTCCCACCAATGCGTTATTTCTTGATAACACCATTGGTCGCCATTTCTAATTTGCAATAAGTGAAACCAAGTTGCACCTGTATAACCACTAGGCATATTATCATTTGCATATATTTCATATAAACCACTAGGTATATTTTCACCTATATAATTTAAACCTACATTTTGGTATTCATTTGCTTTTGCAACATTACCACCTGTTATATCACCATTTACATTAAATATATTATCATCGTTGCTATCAACATAAGCGTTCCATACTGGCAAACCTTTTGGAATACTTGAAGTATATACTGGAACAGCAGGTGTATTTCCAATTCTATCAGTAAACTCTATCTTATAATAAAATGGTTTTTTATAATTTAAGTTATCTATATCTATATTAGAAAATGTTTGACTACCACTTGTACCAGTGCCACTTAATGCACTTGCAAAAGTCCAAGCATCGCTTTCACTTTCTCTATAATAGAAGTTATAAACTGCATTTGTTAAATTAACCAAGCCATCGCCATTATAATAATTAGCAGTATAAGATACTCTTACAACATCATCAGTAGGAATTGGCCTTACTACTCTTATATTTGATAGATAAGGCACAAAATAATCAACGACACTTATAGTTTCAGTATTTGATATTGGTTCTACCCTACCATCACTTGCAATCATTGTGTAAGATGTTTCCCCACTCCAACTTGTATCAATGTAAGGAGAATTTCTTGCTACACCATTTAAAGTATAAGTTATTGTTTTGCCATATAAATAACCTGTGCTTGACGATGCACTAAAAGTTGCTTTTGGTTTACTCAACCCCTTAACATATTTATTTAATGCGTAATAACTTAATGGATGCCCACCATACTGAGCACTTGCGTTATCATCACTTACCCAAGAAACATCCCATCGCAACCTATAATCAGGTATTGCTATTGTATTTAAGAAATGTATATCACTTGTTCCTATTTGATAGTCGCCTGATAAAGAACTATTACTATAAGATGCTAATACAAACATTATATCAACGGCAGTTCTATTTTCTCTTTCATCTAAATAATTCCATAATGTTTGTTTTTGTGCATCAGTTAAAGTTGCTTCAACACCATTGCTTACTGCTATTGGTGAGTTCCAACTTACTATTGTTTGACTAGGTGTATATGCAATTATATACATACCATAATATAAGCCTTGCTGATTTTCAGTAAAGTATGGAGTAAACTTTCCTTGACTTACAAAATTATCAATATTAACACTATTTAAAGTTGCAGGGTATGAAGTTGCATCTAATGGAGCATAGCCATCTCCACTTACTGATAACCCTGCTAATGAAGTACCACTTGGGCCATCTACTTTTGCATATAAATAAGCCGAATATGAACCACTATAATTAATAGATTTTGTTTTACTAGCAACTTCTTTATATGAAGTACCTAAACTTGTTAATTTCTTTGAACCTGACCAAGTTTCACCATCTATTTCCATATTATATTTAAAAGTACCTGTTGTTCCACTACTTTTTACTCTTCTTACACTCAATGTTGCAGTAATAGTCGAACCTAAACCATCTTCATTAATAGAAGAACTCCAAGTTAATTTTGCTCTTAAATTGTCATCACTTTTTTCAAATATAATTCCACTTGCAAATAATTGTATATTTAATTTCATAAATGCCTCCTATATTATAAAGAACCCTACACCATTTTCATTATTTGGTCCTGCATATTCTTCAAATCTTCCGTGAACACCAACTTCAGTATAACCTCTTGAAATTAAGTTTTTTGTATATACGATAGTTTGTCCTTTGTATAAATCTCCAACAAAAGTTGCATCACTAGGAACATAACCTGCATATAAACCTATTTCTCTATTTGTTATACTTCCTGTTGTATCATCACGAGTTAAATTATCAACTTCTAACCCATTTAAGTTAATTAAGCTTTCAGTTTTACCATTTGTTTTGGTATATCTCATACCATCTTTATTAAATGTTGCTTCCGTTGAAATAACTGCACTTACTTGCCCAAACTCATATAAACCTAATTCACTAGGACTACCTGTTCTACTACCTGTATATACAACATAGTCATCACCACTTTTTGTATAGTAAATAGTTTCTTGGCCAAATTTAGTATCTTCGCTTTTAAAATATCCATTACCATTAGCAATTTCTTGTACTTGTGTTTTTGAATAAGTGTTAGTTTGTAATGTTTTTACTGAAGTTTCAACTGATTGTACACTTGAAACATCGGCTTTGTTTCTTAAAGCATTTGTTATTTCGGTATAATCATTTTCAATACCATTATAGATTTTTTCTTCATAGTATGTATTGCTTGGTATAGTATCACCTATATCATATTGCTTTTCATAATAATCTTTATCAGTTGTAAAAGTAGTATCTTCAGTTAATTCATAATCAACTATTTCTTGTGTTAATTCAAATAAACCAAGTTCAACTGGACTACCACTTGTACTACCTGTATATTCACTATAAGTATCAGTTTCGCTATCATACTCATAATATGTTTTGCCACTTTCAAAAGTTGTATCATCGGTTGCAATATAAGTTGGTTCAAATATAGGTTCGTATAATTCTAACTCACTAGGGTTTCCTGTTCTATCGCCTAAATATTCTTTATATTGTGGATATTCTATATATTCGTTGCCATCTTTAATAAAATACTCTTTATTTGCTTGAAAAGTTGTATCAGTAGTTAAGTTATACTCACTACCACCATCTACTTTTATTTCCATTTCATCAACTTTACCAGTAGCGATTGTAACTGTTACATTTAAGTTATCTATTTCGGTTTTAGCCCATCTTCTTGCTGTGGCTTCACTTGAAACAGTAACATTTTCTTTTCTTTCTTCTTCGCCTATTGTAGTATCGAAAGTATGTCTATGTACTCCATTAAATGTATATGTATTATTTGCTAGTGTTTTTAATATTGTATCATCTGTATCATCATCATATATTTCTATTAAATCATAAGGATCTATTGCAGGGTTGCCTAATATTTTTCCTGTTGTTGCACTATCTATTGTAAAACCATTCATAATTGTAAATACTGCATTTACTTGTGCTTGACTTGATATATAAGGGTTAGCTGCATCTAAATATAATGTTTCTAATGTTTCATCTGGACTCGTTTGATACTTTATAATTCCACTTTCATAAACAACTCTTTCTACTTCAAAAGGTGTACCAATTTCATACTTTTCAACTATGCTTAAAGGTATTCGCCATGTTTTTAAATTATTAAGATATATAAAGTTTAAATGCCCTTCTCTTGTAATAATTGGAACAGCACCTGCTTGTTCTGCTATATATGCAACATAAGTGCTACCTTTTATTGTACTATCATAAATTGATACTGCTATACTTTCACCGTTAAATGTTGTTACATCGTTTGTAACACCAGCTTTAGTGCATATATCATTCAATATTTGTTTATATGTAGCACTACCACCTTGTGCATCTATTAGTGGTTTTGCATTATAACCAAAATCAAACTTAACTCTGTTATCTCTTAATTTAATAGTTATTTTGTTTTGATCAGTAACTGGTGTATCTTGTATATTAAATATTCCAATAGGAACATCTTCATAAGTATTTTCTCCTACAAGTGTTCCTATTGAAATTTTAACTTGATCTGCTATTGTAGTTCCAGCAGGTAAATCTCTTAAAACCAAATCATATTCTTTTGCTACGAAATTTGATAAAGAAAATCTTTTAGCACCATCGTTAGGAGTTATTCTATTTGTTCCACTTAAACTTTCACAATATTCACCAGCATCTTCTAATTCTACATTGTTAAACCATATTCTAATTCTGTTTTTATCATCTTGGCTGTATATAATATCTAAATATTCTTGTTCAGTACAATTAGTAAAATTTGTATATGCCATATATTACCTCCTATTGCTCTACGAATCCAAATTGAACATCTGTGTAAATACTATTGTCTGGATTGTCATTGTCTATATAGTATTTTGTATATTTAGGGCTACTACAATACATCTTTTTAGTTACCATATCCCACTCTACTTCATCAAAGAAGGTACATTGAAACCACACAGGATTTCTTAATTGTAATAATGTATGAAGTTCTGCTCCTGTCATAGTTGGAACATTAAAGTCTAATGTTTTTACATCGTGTCTAACTCTATTCCTAATTGTGTAACCTTTTGTATTTGTATAAGCATCTAAATCTACATCGTTTTGACCTGCATCGTGTTGTGGAGTATAAGGAAAAGCGACTCCATTTACATATACAGTATCTTTTCTATAAGTTGGCATTTTATCACTTCTCCTTTCTATCCACCTATTGTAATTGGTTTTCCATTAGTTCTTGCCAAATCTTGTAAATCATTTATAACTTGTTTTGCAACTTCTCTATTACCAACTTGTATTACAAAAGTTGCATTTATAGGTTGCCCTTTTGAATTGCCAAGTTTTCTATCTAGTAAATCTACAACTTGATTTTGATTAGCAACAAATGATTGCCCACCTATTTGTCCTACAAGTTCTGGGCCTCTTTCGTTTGCAATAAACATTTGTCCTGCTTGTGGTAAGCCACCTAAAGCATAACTTTCAAATTTAAGTCTAGGCCATCCATCTAATCCTAATGCTTTATATACGGCTTGTTTTGCTTTACCTACATTTGTATCGTATGTTATAGCTAATTTTATTTTAGGTAATTTTGGAAGTTTTAAATCTGGAAGTTTCCATTTATCTTTTAAATCTTGCCATGCTTTTTTAACTTTATCAATAGCTTCTTTAATCTTATCTATTCTTGGTTGAACATATTCTTCCCAAACTTCTTTGAATTTTTTCTTTATATCATCCCATGTTTTCTTTAATGAATCAAATGCTTCTTTAATTGAATAAATAACAAGTAAAACATAGGCCTTTAAGAAGATATAAATAGGTTCTAACCAATTATGCCAAAATTCTTCAAGTTTATCTATTACCTTTTTAATAGGTTCAATTATTTTGTTTATAATATCTACTGCTATATCAACTAGAGCATTTATTGTTCCAGTAAATATTGGTTCTAATATATTATCCCATAGCCACTGTAAAATAGTAATTAATGTTTGTATTACCGCTATTATTATTTTCATTTGTGTAACAAGACTTACTAATAATACTTTGGATATTTTTTCTAAATATGGCATTAATGGTTTTATTATTTTGTTATATATTTTAGTTAATGAATCTATTATAGATTTAAGAACTGGAACTATTATGCTATAAAGTAGATTTGCTAAAGGTTTTAATACTTGTTCCCATATTGGAACTAATACTTCTTCCCATATCATTTTTAAACCTTGTTTAATATTTTCAATTACAGGTATTAAAATATCTCTTATTGATTTTATTAAATTTTCTACACTTGCTCTAAATTCTTCATTGTTTTTATAAGCATGAACAAATGCAGCACCTACTGCTACTATTGCAGCTACAATTCCAAGTAAAGCTCCTGATGATAAACCTAATGCAGCTGCCAATTTACCAAAACCACCTGTTAATGCTGTTAAACCTTTACCGATTTTAGAATCATAGAAAACATACATTAAACCATCTTTAGCACCAAGAACTTTCATCGCATCTATTAATTTCTTTATTGTGTTGTATAAACCACCTGTTCCTAAAAGTTGGCCTAATTTTGAAGTTCCTGTTATTAAGCCACCTAAACCTTTCAAAAGTTTAAAACCTGCTAATGTGCCAATTAAACCTACTAAAACTTTAAATCTATTAACACCTTTATCTAATGTAAAATAAACATCATCAGTTTCTTCGTTTACATGTTTAGTAAAACCTAACCAATCCATTATTTTATCTCTAATTTGAGTTGCTAACATATTAACATTTGTTAATTTTTTTTGATATTCTGCGAAAGCATCGTTGAAAGCACCTAATAATTTAGGATTCATACCACCGATACCTCCACCACCACCAGCACCACTGCTTCCTTTGTTTGGTGTTGTGATATTATTTAATTTATCAAAACCTCTTAACCCTTGTCTTAATTTCTTTGCACTAGCACCAGCACTTTTTGCAGAATTACTAAAATTGTCTAAATTAACAGATGCTTCATCAAAGTAATCAAAATCGCTATCATCCATACCAAATATAGTTCTAACGAATGTTGCGAAAGTGCTTATTATTTCTGTTAATACCATAAGAATAGCATTTAAGTAAGGGAGAACTTTTGATAATATTGGTAAGAATACATTACCAACAGCACGAGAAAGTCTTTCCCATTGCTCATTCATTATTCTTAATTGGTTGGCAGGTGATTCTATTGTTCTACCCATATCGTTAATACTACCTTTTAATTGATCTGTTAAAGATATAATAATTAAAAGTCTTTTTTCTGCAAACGATAATTTATTAACAGTTGTATCAATATCTAATTTATCTAATGTTGTTTGTAATGTTGCTTGTGTAATATCGCCACCAGCGACACCTCTTATTGGCTTTGTTTGACCTGCCATAGCACTTGATAATGTACTTGCTGCTCTTTCAATATCTACATTGTATAATGAAGATATATCTAAACTCATTTGAGTTAATAATTGCGATACTTTTTCTCCTGTTTCAGCAGTTAAACCCATAGCATTTGAAAGTTGTTTAAAATGACCTGCTGTTTTTGTAAGCCAAGACTCATCTAAACCATACATTTCAGTTAATTTATTTACAAATTTTTCAGCATTTGTATAGTTACCTTCAAAAGCTACTTGAAATAAGTTGAAGTTTTCTAAATAGTCAAAACTCTGTTTTGCTAAAGCTGTAAATCCAGCACCAAGTTTTTTAATAGCACCTGCAAACTTTGATATTGCAGTTACATTAAATGCAACTCCAACTTTGTTAGACATATCGCTAATGTTTTTATCTATTCCAGAAATGCTAGTAGCACTTTTATCTAACTCTTTAATAACACCTGAATTTATGCCTGATAATACAGAATTAATTCTAGTAAGTGTTTCTGCATATTTTTCTAAATCTTTGTCATTAGTAATTTTATTATTAAATTTAATACTAACTTCTGTATCTGCAAAAAGTTGTATATTTAATTTCATTTTTTCACTCTCCTTTCATTTTCATTTTTTCTATATACTGTTGTTTTAATGTTCCGTAATATACAAGAGAGTTTTCATAATCTTTATATTTTTGTCTTTTCTTTTCTGCCTCATCTGTTGCTTTTTTTTGCTTTTCTAATTCTAAATATGGTTTTTCCGAATATGGTGGAATTTTATCATTGTTTCTAGTTTTAGAAAGCATATTGTTAATGTATTGTTTTAATGAGGCCATTAATTTGCCATTTCCTTCGTGTATGTATAGCCCTTGCAACCAACTTTTGTAATCATTTTCTTCCAATTCTCTTTTTTTCTTATTAATAAAAGAAGTACGATAAGATACAAATAATTGTGGATCATCTTTCCAAAATTCTTCTGCACTCATACCGTACTCTATTGCTTGTGGAAAAAGATAATTACAATAATATTCGTAATAAGAATTATTATATTTGGCAAATATATCTTCTTCTTGTTTTCTTAATTCTTCTTGTTGGCTAGGGCTTTCAAGTTTTTTTGCTCATCAATATATGTTTCTCTTAAATTTACACATTCTTGTAAATATTGCCCTATTTTTTCTCCTAACCATTCTGCTTTTTTCTCATCTTCAAGATAAGGTTTAACTAATTCTTTAACTTCGCTAATTGGCATTTTGTAATTAGGATATAGCCAAAGAAACATTGATCTTTCTATTAGTTTATGTAAAACTTCTTCTTTTTCTTCTATTTCCTTTTGAATTTTTTCATCATCTAAATCCTTCATATCTTCAAAAGGATTAAAATTGTCATCTATCTCATCAACATATTCATATAAACTTTTGTTTATTATTTCCATTGACTTTTCTACATTACATAATTTGTCTATTTGTAAAAAAGATTCTCTATTTAATTCTAAAGTATATTCTTTTCCGTTTAATTCTATTATTTCGTTTTTTTTCATTATAATTATCTCCTATTTTCCATTTTAAACATATTTTTAAGCGATTTAAGACACTTTTTAACTTAATTTGATTAATTTATCGTATAAAGCAAAAAGTGTCTTAAAACACTTTATTTTTATTCTACAATTACAAATACACTTCTTTCAAATGAAGCATAACCTGATTTTGTTGCTGTTAATGTAACGATTGCAGAACCAGCTGCTACACCTGTAATTGTAAGTTTGCCACTAGCAACTGCTGCTGTTGCAACACCTGTTGTATCGCTAACTGCTGATATTGTTGCATCTGCTGGGCTTGTAGTTAATGCGATTTCTTTAGTTCCTGTTCCTTCAATAGTAACTACTTCATCAATTCCACTTGTGAATATTACTGTATCTTCTACTAAATCATAGCAGTTTTCTACATATTCATCTTTAGAAGTTGGTGTAATAGTGATTTGTCCTTGTTCTAAAGAACCTACATCAGTATTATTAGCCATATAACTTACTTGTCCTGAATATTTGAATCCTGTGAAGTCTGGTAATAATCTCAAGAAATCATGAGTTTCACCTGCAATACCTTCAAGAATTTTAATATTATCTCTATGTAAGAAAAATGGTATTGTTTTTTGAGGGTTTTCTGCTCTACCTTCAACACTTGTTGCTTGGAAGTTTCCAATAGCTGTTTTATCTAATTGTGCTGGTGTAGAACCGTTTTCTCCAGTGCCTTCAACTGGTAGCAAAATAGAATATTTTCCATTTGCTTTTTTCATAAGTAAAGCACTACCACGATGTTCGCTTAATGCTCTATCTTCAATACTTTGAAAAGCCATATTCTCATCTCCTTATTATATTTCCTCTAACATTTCCTATTAAGCATTGATATTGCATTGTTCTTCTTAAAATGCTTGTATCAAGGTTCGGAGTAGGTCTGTTAAGAGTTTTTTTCATATTCATTATTTCCCCAAAGAAATATGTAGTTAATTTACATAGTTCCTTATTTATTACATCCGATGCAACTGTACCGTTGTCGGTATGTTTATCTTTAGTAAATATATTGATAGTAAAGAAATGTGCTTCGTAATACTCCTCTTTTCCTAAAGTAGTATCATCGGTATCTTTATTATCGCTTAATACACAAGTTATTAAAGGAAAATAGGCAGAGGTATTCGTGTTGTATTTGACAACTCTAGCATTGTATTGTGAATTTTCTTCAATAAATTTCTTGTATCTATCAAATATTTCTTCATATTTATCAACCATTTACTTAACCTCGTTTCTATATTCTTGAACCCAATCATTTAAACTTTGCTCAACTTTTTGTGCTATTTTTCTATATATTTCAAAACCAATATAACCTCTAGTTCTTTCCCAATTTCCATCATTCATTACGAATACCCAACCACTTTCACCATGATTATTAATATCGTATTGCCAAGCACTTTCACTATTTGATCCGTTTTGGCCTACAATACCTACACCATATTCAAAAGCAAGAGCAACTGGAAAACCAGTTTCAGGATAACCAGTAGTGTCTGTTTTGTTTACTGGTATTGAAGTATCATTATATAAAACGAAACCTTCGCCTTCATCTCTTATTTTATGATTTTTAATATAATCGTTGATAGCATCATCGTTAGTAGTTCCACCTATTAATTCTTGTGTACTAACTTCTTGTGCTAAATCTAATATTTTTCTTTTAATAAAATCTTGAAATTTTGTGTCGGTTTTCATTTTCAGCATTTTTTCTACAAAATCTATGTGTTGTTGGAGTTCTTTTAACCCATGTATATCAACTTTTATATCTAACATTTTATTCTTCTTTTCTAAAGCTGTTGTTTTTAGGTTTAATTTCTTCTTGTACTTTTTTATCTTCTACAAGAATAAACTTACCTGTTCCAACATAATCTCCTGCTAAAGATTTTTTAATTTCTTTAACAGCACCTGTTTTTTTATCTTTAACTTTTACAGTTTCCATGTTAATTTTCCTCCTTTATCAGTTCTTCAAATATAACCATAATTTTTGTGTTTTGTGGTTTGTAACTTCTAACAATATAATTAGCATTTGCACCATTTTGAACTTCGCCTTTTGGTGAAGCACCATACAAATAAGCTAAATCTAATTCCTTAAATTTACCATCATCTGTATAGTTTATTAAGCAACTAACTATATTATTTTTTGTTTCACCGTATTCTTTTATATATGCTTCTAAATCTTTTCTAGTAAGTGGTTGATAATTTACTCTACCAAAGTAAAATGGTTCATTATACTTGACTATTTCATTGTTATAGTCATCGTATGTTATGTTATCTCTATCTTTGGTTGCTATATACATTTCTTTATTCCAATTAAGGAATATATGATTAAGGGGTTTGAACATCTTCTGCCTCCGTTGGTGTTTCCGTTGGTGTTTCCGTAGGAGTTTCTGTTGGTTCTTCTTCAACTATATAGCCAACCATTGATTCAATTTCACTTCTTAATTCGTAAGATATGTAGCCACTATCTCTAGTCCAACTTAAACCATTTTCAGAATATGACTTAATTCCTTCAGTGCCAATACCGTTGTATATTTCTTGGCAACATCTTAATTGCCAATTTTTATACTTGCTAGGAAGTTCCATATTTGAAAAATCTTGGTATGGGTATCTTATGGATAGTGCTATATATTTACTATCTTCTAGTAATCTATCTAACACTGATTCATAAGTATCTTCATCACCGAAAACAGTTTCAACATACTCAATTCTTTCCCTTAATAAGTTTTTTTGTGTGTTTTCACTATCCATAAGTTATCGCTCCTTTATTAGTAAAATTAACCTTTAGAAATTATTCTAGCAACTGGAATTAATTTGTCATCAACATATACTTTAGCATTTCCAGTTTTGTCATTGTTTACTAATTCCCAATTTGAACCTGTTTCAAAATTAGCATTAGTTGGTGAAACAGAACCAGTACCTTTGTATGAAATATACATTGGAACTACCATTTCTCTTACACGAGTAATTAAATCAGTTTTTCCACCTTTGTCGTATGGATCTCTTGCTAATTCGCTAGGTTTTTCAGCACCAATATTTTCATACTCAAAGAATCCTTTTTGGAATACATAAGAAGTATAAGCAGTATAACCATCTCCTGCACCTTCAGAAGTTTCAGCAACTTCAGTAGTTGGCATATCATCATCAACAATAACTAATCTACCATTGAATGTACCGATAGTTAAATCTCTTTCAATTCCATCAGCATCAGTATATTTTAAGAAGTCTATTAAGTTTAATCCTTCTAAATTAGTTGATACTGCACTGTGCATAAAGATAACATCTAATTTTGCTTTCTTATCTCCTAAAGCCTCTTGTGCTGC